GCTTGCTTTGCGTAATGCTTCCATCGAGGATGTGAACGCCACTGACCGCAGCGGCTCCAATTTTTGCGCCCGTAATTGCATTGTCAGCAATATTGACGGTGACTACAGCATCAGCAGCCAGTTTTCCTGCAGTTACGCCACTAACAACTAGCTGTACGCTGTCAACTGAATTTGCGGCAAGCTTTGCGTTTGTTACACCACTGTCTGCAATCTTGACGGTAGTTACGCTACCGCTTGCTAGTTTTGCACTAGTAACGCTCTCGTCTTCAATCAGAGCAGTATTAACTGTATTGCCAGTTGCAACCACCCCCAGGCCAATAGTTGTACGAACCGTTGCGGCATCGGCGTCATCAAGAATAGTACGAGCAAATGAAGTGCAAGCAATCTCTTCAACGTTGCCGCTGCCAGCAGAAGATCTTCCTAAAAGCTTGTCTGTAGCGCTAACGTTTTGAATTTTTGCATAAGTAATGGCGCCATCCGCGATGGCAGTAGCACCAATCTTTGTAGTGCTACTTTGGTTGATTTTTGCAATATCTAATGTCGAGGAATCCGCTAAATTAAATCCAGCCTGGATGAGGCTTTTCACCTGTACCTTCTTGGTCTGACTGGCGCTGATATCTACAATCGGCAGTACGTCACCAGAAGCAACTGCCCCTTGGGAGAGTTCAACAAGTTCCGTGATTCTTTGATCGGCCATCTCTCAGAAGGGCAAAGCTAAATACAGTCTAGTCTTAAACGATAATAGCTATTATCAGTCCGTCACTTCTTGCAGAAGATAATCAAGACTCTGCTCAAGATAGATGGCATCATTGTCTTCTTTCAGGATGTATTCAGAAGGCACGCCAATGCGGAGCTTGAATTCTCCAGTGGTAACAAAATCTATAGAGCAGGAAACCAAAGAGTCTGCTGTAACGGTAACGCCTGCCCGCGTAATAACTGCATCCACTTCATAATACACTTCCTCGGTAAACGTAGCTGTTTTTTCAACAGACGATAAAGATAGAAGTGCCTTGAAGCTGCTTCCTATATCTAAACGATTAATAATTTGCAACAATAGCAAAGGCGTTTCGGCAACGCCGGTTGTTTCATAGCTAAACAAGCATTCAATACTTCCATTGCCACTTAATAAACCTGCGGAATATTGCTGCCTGAATACGTCAGAAAGGCTGGTTGTTTCCATTGCCCCTCTGTCAGTATTAATTTCAAAAGAAGTGACAGAACCAAGCGTGTTATATCGAGTGTCCCTCACCGCAATAGAAGTGCTTAAATCAGCCCCGGCGAAAGAAGAAAGAGAAACCTCTTGTGCTCTAACGTTATTGATTGCATCGGCAAAATCTCGATATAAACGAATGCCGCCTACATTATTAACATTGACAACAGCCCTTGCGTTGTTTGCTTTTTGCCCTTCTGGCAATCCCCAGAAAGACGATGGAAGGAAATCAATTCCTCTTGCATCAGTTGTAGATATTTCTACTAGATCTCCAGTAATTAAATTATCCTCGCTATTCTCAAAGCTAAATCTATTGAGCGATGTATTAACATCCGCAGGCGAAATAATCGCGGGAAAGCTATTGCTAGCGTTGCGCTGAAGTCTGACAATGCCAGTATGGCCAACAAAGAACGTCATTTCGCCTCGGCATTAATCATTTCATTGTACTTAACAACGGCGCATTAAAAATTAAGTGGTGCCAGTAAGCGTCACCGTTGTCAAGGGGCCATTAAGCGTAAAATTAAATGAAACGCTAGTGAGTTCGTCAGTAGAAGAAGTGATGCTTGCACTATTGATAAAAGCACCAGCAGTGAAGAACTGATTGGTGCCCACTTCAAACGTAAGCGTCACTTCATCACTATCAGTGATGGCGCCAGTCTTGGCAATCTTTTCAAGAAGATTTGTAACGTCAGTAGTATCGCCGTTGTAATAAGAAAGCGTTGCGCTACCAGTACCGCTAAAAAGGCCAGGCGTAAACGTATTGGCAGTATCTCCCAATGCTGTAGTGTCCAGCATGTTGACAGATGTGTCTAACGTCCAATTGCGCACCTTGGACACCTCGCTTCCGCCAAGCTTTAATTTGCCAGTGCGGCCAGTATAAAAGGGCATCGTCTTAAGGCTTTTGTTTTAATCTTAGCACTTTCAAAGATGATTAATCAATACGATAAAGCGATGGATCAAACCGTACAATCTGTGATTTTGTTTGACCACCACTTTCTTCGCATGGATGCTCAATTGCCCTCACTGTAATTTCACCTTCTTCTTCCATTGTTACTTCCGTCACGCGGAATACTCTCTTGGTTGTCACAGCAGTGCCAAGCACAAATAACCATCCTTCGTAAGCGGTAAACGAAGCGGATTGACTATTAGAAACGCTCACTGAAGAAAGTTTGACAACGGAATCGCTTGGATTGCCACTATATAAAAGCGCAGTATACGATCCGTTAATTGGATCTTCTGCCAATGGCGTATTTAGGCTACCACCAGCTTCGACAACGCCACTGCGAAAATCGTCCCACTGATTCTGGTCGGTTTGAACATAGATGTAGCTACCAGGCTCAATAGGGCTTTCAGTGGGAAACGTTTTAAATTCCACTGCTCTTCTGGATAACCTACGCTGCTGACAAAGCAGCATTCCGTAATGCAGAGCCTGTGTCCGTCGTACAACAAAGTCTGACAAATTAAATGTTTGACGAACGCTGCTGCTTTCGGAAGCGTCCGCAAGCATAATCGTTAGGCTTGTGTTACCAGGAAAAACATTATCATTTTCAGTATTGCGGTAGACAATAGTGGCGATTAAATCTTGCGTATTGTCGCCATAATCAAGGAATTCCTCTTTATAGCTATCTTCAAGAATATTTCCTTGATTAAACAATGCGGAGATAGAAATGTTTCTAGTGACATTTCCAAACGTGTCATAAGGCACGGCTGGAACGAGCGTTTCTTTTCCTCCAATACGCGCAAATTCAAGAAGGGAAAACGGCGCAACAGTACTCCAAAATTCTCGCCATGATTGCGGCTCGGCAATCACTCCGTCCATGTAGTAGCCATTGGCACGACAAAACTTTTGCGCAATCCCCAGACGTGCTGTATCAATACCATTAATGTTTGCATAGGCGCCAATACCATTCTTTTCATCAAGAATTGTGTCAAGAAAAATTTCTGGCGCAAAGCTTGTAGATGAAACCAGTCCAGAAGAATAACTGCCACCATCGCTAAGTTTTCTTACTTTTTTACCCTTCGTCACCCATGCGCTAAGCGAACGCAAATCTTGCACACCTTGTCCACTGTAAATATTAAGACCAAGCATTACCAGATCTTGATAAAGATTTGGAGAGAATGCTTCAAGCTGTTGCTCTGTAACGGCAGCAAGCGTATTCTCTGCACCACTATCAAAAGAGAAAGAAATTTGCGTATCAGAACGCAATGAAAACAGTCCCCATTCGTCAATGAACTTGGGTGTGCGATTTAAGCGAGGACGAAGGCGAACAGTTTGGCGAATCTTGCCACGAAATACTAATTGATGACCACCATCAAGAACGACGCTACTTTGTTCATCATTCAGCCCATAGCCAAATGTACGAAGATAAATCATATTGATTTGCTGCGCATCATTATGAGTGCGAAGTTCAGCCGGAAGATCGACAATTGGCTCAAATTTAAACTGCCACTTATCCTTTGATGCAGCTATGAAACGAAGATGCGTATAAATATCAACTTCCTTTCCATTGCGAATGGCTAATACATACTTCGCCCTTGTATAACGAGAATCTCCTGGCTTTTTGTAAAGCATCCAGAACATTGACGTGCGATTGCGCACACCATTGTCACTATCTTTATGTCCTTGCATATCAGTTTCGGCATATTTACTTTGCCTCCCTTGGATACGTTGATAAATCTTGCTCTTAAAGCAGAAATTAATGATGTCACATTTTGTAGTTGCTTCGTAGCTAATTTCGTCAATCTTTGCAATGCATTTTGTATTGAAATAATCATTCCAATTGTCTGTATTCTTTAGTTCGGCTTCCGTTTCGCGCAGCTCTCTGGTGGCTTCGTCATATTGTTGTTGCCATGCCTGTTGTGCCGCAGTTTCTGCTGGAATATCCCTTTGATTCCGCATGAGCTCATCAATGGCGCGTCTAATCTGACGGCGCTCTTTGCGCATGGCGCGGAGCTCTTCGCGCAAGTTAGTCCTAGGTGAACCGTCAAATAAGCCTTCTTCAATCGCTTGCGGCATGAGACGCCGAACGATGTCATTGATCTGCCTGCGGCTTTCTTTTTTGGCAGTAGTTTGATCGCGAATGGCCTGTCTTTTATCTCCACGCCTTTCTTTTAGCCTATTGATTCTGTCTCTTTGGTTATCAGTAAATGGACGCTCTGCTAGTAAGTCTTGAATGGTTGAGTTGATATCTTCTAATTCTTCACGCCTGGCATCGATAATCCTGTTGCGCTCTCTAATGTCATCTTCCAAGTTATTAATTTGCCTATTTGCTTCTTGAAAAGCACCTGTTGAATCAAGAAGATCCCTAAAGTCTTGTGATGATATATTTCCCTTTCTAATTGCAGATGCAAGCAGAATATTTTCGTCTAATTGCTCTAATCGTGTTGCATATTGATCAATCTGAGCTGCAGTGGCACCATTAATCTTGTTACCAAAAGCAACGCCTTTGTCAATGAGAAGTTGAGCAATAAGAGCTTCAAGCTGCCGTTTCCTTGCCCTAAGTTCTTCGCCGTTTTGTTGATAATTTAAAGTGCTGTAATCTTCCTCACATAATACTCCAGATTCAACACACCTAAATGTGAACTGTCCTTCTACGTCACTTCCATTGTTAATGGTGCTAGAAATCATTTTCAACTTGGCCGCGCCAAGCTTATACAGACTAGATGAGTCAAAAACAGTGATATAAGAGCTACGCAAATCAACTGCAGCCCTTTCTACATCCTCATCGATGCGTTTGCCATCTTCTTCATTGAAAACAATAGTTAACTCATGGCCAACTGGTAACGACGGGCGAGTGCCAACAATTGGCCAAGTCGCGGGCCAATAACTTCCTCTTCCCGTCATGCTAATTCCAAGCAAATCCCTCTCTTCGCTGCCATCGTCGTCCCTATCTTCAACTTGCACCCTGATTGGCACAACGTCATATACGCCTAGTGACGTTGCAGTTGTAGGGGAAAACGCCTGGCTAAAGCCCTCTGGCCTTTGCAGTCCGGAAGTGTTTGCCTTGTAAACAGCGTCAGAAGGAACAATACCTTCCCTAGAAGGATCATCCGCGTTAAGCGGCTCTGGATACGTATTGTGAAGGAACGCAAGACGCCCACCTTCCGGCTGAGAATAAAGCCAGAAACGCTGAGACGGAATATCCCTTAACGGCGTTTGTCCAAAAGCAGTGCGACCGTAGCCAAATTCTTCAATGGGGCCAGCGCCTACGACGGTCAACATTTGCATGAACTGACGTGAGCCAAGGCTATGCACAGCAGACCAAACAAGCGAAGTGTTTACGCGAACACCACCCGCAGGATTCTCTGAAATATTGGTATAAACAAGATTAACCGGATCGCCATAACGCGCTACCTCTTGAAAAGAATTAAAACCATATCGCGGCGCAAAGAAAAGATTACGGCTGCGACGCCCCATTGTTTGCTCTGGAGCTTGTGGCTTTGGAGCAAGCAAAGCTGCTCCTACTTGCGCCAGTGTTCCAACAATGGTCAAAACCAATGCAATGGTTCCAGCCTCGTTTCTTACATCAAGAACAGTACCTTCTTTATTGTCACGATAATTTAACCGCGCTAAATAAAATTGCCAATATTCTTCTTCTGAAATTTGCAGAGCTTCAATCAGGGCTTTTTCGTAAGGAAGAAGCTTGCGCATTGCTATCTCGGCCTAAACCAATGTGCGTATGATAATACGCTTTCGTTGCATTCAATGCTAACGCTTCTTCCTCTGGGGGCTATGCAAAAAGCTCGCCCACCAGCTACTGTAATCAGCGCCGCTTTATCAATGCACATCCCAACATCTCCATCCTTAAGCAAGTCAATTGGAGAGGAATTTTCCTTTAGCCATCGAAATAACAGGCGCCAAGAAAAACTATTTTCATCATATTCTTGATATGCCCAAGCAAAAAGTGAGGCGTAGTCTTTTAGTCCAAGACGACGCCTAATAGTACAACAAAGCTGAAAACAATCCGATTTGCCATTGCCATCTTCGGGACTTGCACCCCATTCATATTGCAAGCCAATTAAATCATTCATCGCAGGCTTACTTCTGCATTCAGTGGCAAGAAACCAACGTTTTTGGAGGAAAATGTTTGTCTTGGGAAAGAAGCCCCTACGCTATCCATCGCACTCCTGAAGCGTAATTCCACTGTAATGTCATCAAAAGATGCACCAACGCCTACATAAAATTCTTCGTATTCAGCAGTTTTTGTGTAGCTGCTGTAATCAGCAATGGAGCCAGTTGTGGCCATCCATACTGTCTTTAAAGAAAGCTTACTAAGACGATTTCCTTCTCCATTTTCAACAAGCGCAATAGTAAAAGCACTATGAGGAAACAAAACGCGCAGCAAGCTATTCTCTCCATTCAATGAAGATAAAGCCCCCTCTATACGGAAAGGGGCGTGACGGTAGCTAGGTGATGCCGATCCGGGAATTGGCACAGAAGAACTGCCGCTATTGAAAAAATAATTCTGATAGTAGTGCGATTGACCGTTTGCTGTTTGAATAAAAAGAAAATGAGCAATATGAATGGACGTTTCCATTGTTATGTTCCCGAATAGTCAAGCTCGCCAATGAGCCTTACTGTAACAGTACTACGTCCATTGAATACGCTTTCTACTTGCGGAGGCTCTGCATATTCCCAGGCAATGCTAGTTGGAGCTTGAACAACACCTTTCAACGTTGCACTCATGCCAGAAAATACAGCATCAGGAAGCGTAAATCGTGAATAACTACCAAACTGGCCGTAGTAATGATCAAGGATGGCTTTTGTATCAGTGTCGCTAATGTTTTCAAATTGAAGATCAATGGAATGACCAAACGAGCGATTGCCAAACACACGCTTGATAGTTGTTCCTGAAAGCCCGCGATAGGTTTTAGTGGGGAACTGCCCTGGCGTGTAAGCTCGCCCTGTTGGTCTAATAGAAGGAAATACTGCCATTAGCGGATACCAATGCTAGAGCGAGTGGAAGGGCTTTGCTTAATCTTATCTAGAGTCATTGACATGCCTCGTTGAGCGCCACCTGCAATGGAAGCACGACGAGTTTCTGCCATTGCTTGCTCTAACTGTTCTCGGCTAACGTATTCTACGCCATTGATCTTTGTCGTTTCAAACTTCATATTTAGAGAAGTGGTTTGAGGCATGCCTGGAGCGTTTCCTCCCATGAGATCGCGGGCAGAACGTCCGCCAAGCTGCACGGGAATTCTCTTGCCATCAGGAAGAGGGACAACAGCTTCGTTGTATTTCCCTTCACCAATAAGACCAAGAGTGGGTCCGCTGACAACACCACCATTAGCAAAGGCTTGGAAGCCTCCCGGAACAACCCCACCATTTGCCCCGGCAAAACCAATAGTGCCAGTAAGCGGGCCTTCCATGGAATACTGACGGAGCCCAGGAAGGCTGTCTGAAATGCCTCCTCCGCTACCCCCCGGATTCCCGCCGCCACCAAGACCGGCAAACAGCTTCGCAATGCCAATAGCGATGTAAGTGGCAATCATCTGCGAAGCTGCTTGAGACAGAGCTTGACCCACGCTTTGCAGGAAGCTTGCAAATACTTCCTTGGCAGTAGCAGTGCCAGTAATCATGCTTGTCACGCCTTCTGTAAGCATATTTGCAAATGCTCCACTCACTCCATCGATTGCCCCTTGAATGCCATCAAAAACAGCCCTGAGCTGCATTGCAGTGGTTTCAATATTGGCAAGCTGAGTGGCGTAGTCAGAATCTCCATACTGTTCCATTGCTTGTTCAAACACGCCGGCAGCGCTGCCAGTGAAGCCGGCTCGCAAACCTCCACCAATAACTCCTAGACCACGCTGAGCTTCAAACAAGCCCTTTTCTTTTTCAAGAAGTTTCCCGTTTTCAATGCGAAGCCTTATTTGTTCCCTCAAGTTATCAATATCAGATTGGATGAGCTTTTGCTCATCAGCCTTAAGCTGAGCAATTTTTTCTTCGATTAAGAAGTTGGCTTCTTGCTCAGGAGTAAGTTCGCCATATCCTTTCTTTAAATTATTAAGCAACATTTCTTGCTTTTCAATTTCCATATTCTCGCTGCGCAATGCATCGACAAATGGTTTTCTAAGCTCAAGCTTTGCTCCTTTGATTGCAATATCTCTTTGCTTTTCTGCAATAGCCAAACCATTGGTAAGCTTAACTTCTTGATCTTTGAGAGCAAGAGCTTTATCTGCAGCACTTAAATTATCAGCTTTAATTTTTTCAGACTCAAGTCGGAATCGTTCCTGTAATTCAGCCCGTTCTGTTTCAAGAGTAAGTTCAGCAAGTTTAATATCGTAAGAAGTTTTTGACAGCAAATTGGCTTGCAATTGCTGATCTAGTACTTGTTTTTCTGCTTCAAAACGTTGCTTAATGAAATCAAGCTGACTCCTGTTGTATGTGTCTAGTTCTTTTCCTTTTTTCGTTTTACCATCGCCTTCGCTTGGCGGAATTGGCTCAAGCACTGCCTGTTGTTGCATTTGTTGATCTTGGAAGGCGATTTCCCTCTGTCTAAAAGCAGCTTCGGCTTGAAGACGTTGAGCCTGAGGCGCCAGTGCCATTGCCTCACTGCGCTTCACATAGATTGGACCACCTGGAGCTTGTTGAGAACGAATTGCTCCTAGTTGCTGAAGCTGACTTAGTTCTTTTTGACTCACTGGAACAAGTCTGTCACCGCCTGGTTGTTGCGCACCCGCCCTTCCAGAAATTTGGCCAATCAATTGATAAGCAGATTGCGCCTGTTGTTCTGCTGCGCGTGCTTCAGTTTGAGACATTGCACGAATGGCTTGCGCAGCCCCCAAAGCCTTAGCCTTTGTATCAGCCAGCGCCTGGTTCATGCTCATGAATTTTTCGATGAGCATACTGATGCCAACAATGACAAGGCCAACACCTGTAGTTGCAAAGAAGGTGCGAAGCGTAATGCCTGCAGTGCGAATAGAAGCAGCAGTCGTTTGAGCCGTTGCTCCTGTTGCTGCCATCATTCCCCTAAATGCGCTTAAAGTGCTAGTTCCAGTGGCGACGCGGGCGTTAAAAATTAAAAGCTGCAATGCATTTGCAGCCCATAGTCCTCTCATCACATTCAGAGCAATATTAATCGGCAACGCGATTGCATAGAGTCTTGCAAGATAACCAACGATAGGATTGCCAGTAATTTGCAACAACACTTTGCTAACTTCCAATGCAATGCCGGCAAATTGTCCAAATTGCTGAATCAAGCCAGAAATGTTAGTGCGAATGCCATCAAAAGCAGGACGTAGTTTTTCAAGTTCTTGAGCAATAGCAAAACCGCCTGAAGTTTGTGCCGCTGCCCCTGTAAAGAACGCATTAAACCCATCAGAAATTTGTTTAATGCCATTAGTTAAAGGCACAACAACGCTATTAAGAAAGCCCACTGCAACAGGTTCAAAGCTCTCATACAACAGAGCCATTGAATTCTGCATGCGATTGATAACGCCTTGGAATGTACGAGCAGCGCCTTCGGCTCCAGGGCCGAATTCTTGATTCATTACAACGCCAACATTCTTCAGCAAGGTAACCATTGCCTGGCCCTTGTAGGCACCATCTTCTAAGGCAGCGGAGAAATCTTGAATGGCCTTAGGCCCTTTAAAACCAGCAGCTTCTGCAAATAACGCCATGGCGCCAGGTAGCACATCACCCAACTGCCCCTTAAGTTCTTCGCTCATCACCTGGCCTTTGCTAGCCATCTGAGCAAAGGCATAGTTCACTCGATCAACTTTGTCAGCACTCATGCCAAAAGTGGCAGCGGCTTGCGTGATGCCAGTAAATAGGTTTCTAATTTCGTCTCCGCTAAAACCAGCAGGAGCCATGGAAGCATAAAGCTTTGTGAAGCCATCTCGTGCAGACTGAAGCGGTACATTGTATTTATCAACCAAATCAAGAATTAACTGATTAGAGGCGGCGGCTTCTTGAGCAGTTGGAGAAATAGCATTAAGAGTATTGCGGAAAGTCTGCAACTGACCAACTGCAGCTCCCACTTGACTGGGGA